GCTAACGCAGCTTGGCAACAAAATGATGTTGGTCTTAACTATAACACAGGTGATAACGGGGCAACTGGTATCAGTGGAATGTCTGACGAAAGACTTTCTATTGCAACAGTAGCAACTACTTCAATGTTTACATTGATAAGAGGTGCTAATATCCCAGGTCAAAACGATTATGCAAGCGAGGGCAGTGATGTCGTTGTTATGATCGCTAAAGCCTCTCACCTATACAACTAATAGCGAATAAGGAGATAAATAACTATGGCTATATCAAGAGCACAACTAGTTAAAGAACTAGAGCCTGGTCTGAATGCTTTATTCGGACTAGAGTACAGAGCGGACGAAGCTGCAGAAATTTTCGACACTGAAACTTCAGACAGAGCTTTCGAAGAGGAAGTAATGTTATCAGGTTTCGGAAATGCTTCTGTTAAACCTGAAGGTCAAGGTGTATCATACGACGATGCGCAAGAAACTTTCACAGCTCGTTACACAAACGAAACAATTGCTTTAGCATTTGCGATCACTGAAGAAGCGATCGAAGATAACTTGTATGACAGACTTGCGTCTAGATATACAAAAGCTTTAGCAAGATCAATGGCAAGCACTAAGCAAATTAAAGGCGCTGCAGTATTGAACAATGGATTTGACAATACATACGCAGGCGGCGATGGAGTTGCTTTATTAAGTGATGCTCACCCTACTCTTTCTGGAACTTTCAGAAATGAATTAGCGGTTGCAGCTGACTTAAATGAAACTTCATTAGAGCAGTCTTTAATTGACATTTCTGCTTTCACTGATGAAAGAGGCTTAAAAATTGCAGCTAGAGGAATGAAAATGATTATTCCACCACAATTGCAATTTACTGCTGACAGACTTATGAAGTCTGAAGGTAGAGTAGGAACAGCTGATAATGATATCAATGCTATCAAGAACATGGGAATGGTTCCAGAAGGTTATACTGTAAACCATTACTTAACTGATCCTGATGCATTCTTTATCAAAACAGATGTGCCTAATGGTCTAAAACATTTCAACAGATCACCTATCAAAACTACTATGGAAGGTGACTTTGATACTGGCAACGTTAGATACAAAGCTAGAGAGAGATACGTATTTGGTTTCTCTGACCCTAGAGGTATCTTTGGTTCACCAGGGACTGCATAATAATTAAATATTTAGGGGCCGCCTTAAAACGGCCCCTTTATTACATATAAAGGTGTGTAAATGAAAAAAACTCGCATAAATATTTGGGCATATGACCATCATGCAAAATTTAATATTGAGCATGTTGAAGATACGGCTGAAAGTGTTGAAAAAGCAATACTTGACAAGCTAGGAGAAAAGAGTATAAAATGGGAGTATCTCGGAAACAACTATAATAACGAGATAAATCGAATAACTTATGAGGAGGTTATTGATGATACAAGACCTATACAAACAAAAAAGGTCCTTGGAGTTGAAGTGGGAACAGGAGCATCTGGATAATGGCAGATAGCCCACAGGCAGAATAGCGTTGAAGACGCAGCTCCACAAGTTTCTGTAGCTACTTAGTAAAAAGCTACATCGTTGGAAAACACTCTCCGCACTATAAGCTCTCTTGCACTCTACTAAAAACTATTGTATATTTATCACACTATACTTAACAAAGAATATCGACGCGTATAGTCGACTAGCCTAGAGACGGTATTCTTTTATACTAGGAGGAATATATCATGGCACAAACAAAAACATCTTTTCAAGGAAAGATAAGAAGTTATGGTGGAACTAATAAAGGCGACGCATCACCGGGAGTAGCAGTACTTTCAGTAATGTTTTCTTTTAACCCAGTTACCGCTGCAAACACAGATGGAACAACTAACGTAAAAATAGGAACTTCTGCAACTACAGGTGAAGATTTGATTTTACCTAAAGGTGCAATTCCAATTTCTATAACTACAAGAGCTGTTGCAACAGGTGGAACAAACCCTACTGTTGACATTGGTTGTTTAGCACACTCAGATGGTGCTGGTGGAACTACAGCTGCAGATCCAGATGGATTATTTAATGAAGTAGATGCGGATGCAAATAACACACAAACTATTGCTGCAGGCGCTTTAGTAACTACTGCTGGATTAACAGCGAATGCGACTGTTACTGGTAATGCAGGCTCTTCAGCTGCAACTGGTGGAACTTACACTGGTGTTTTAACATACTACTGTGTTGATGACGGTAAGGAAACTTATCCACAATTAACATAATATAATTTTTATGATGCTCCTTTGGGGGCATCATAATTAAAACTAAGGAGAAATAATGGGAACATATGTTTCAAACGTACAGGCTAAAAGATTAACTTCTACTGGAACTGTTTTTGCTGGACCCGCTAGACTTTTAGGAATTTATTTTGTTGCTGATACAACAGCAGGATCAATTGAATTAAAAGATGGTGGTGCTACTGGAACATCTAGAGCGGTATTTGATACACCTTTAGGTGCATCTAATGCTGGTGAAGAAACTACTTATCAAATTGAAATTCCAGGTGATGGAATAAGATTTACGACAGACTTACACGCTACTTTAACTAATGTTGACAAAGTAACATTTCTGTTTGGATAGGAGTCTTAGGTGGCCACAATTACTTATACAGTTACATTTTTGCATTTTCTACAAATCCAAATAACTCACCAGCGGCAGCTTACACAACAGGTGTAACTACTACAGGAGTATCTGGAAATGCAGGATCAAAAACTACTATTATTGTAGGAAATACAACTACAACTGCAGATCAAACAGTACCTCCTTTATTTTATTATTGCACAGCTCATGCTGGTATGGGTGGTTCTGCACCTACAATTACTCAATCTTCTGGAGTATCTAATAAATTCAATCCACCAATTGATGACATTATTGAAGAAGCTTTTGAAAGAACAAATATTAAAGGAACTAGAACAGGTTATCAATTAAGATCTGCAAGAAGATCTTTAAATATAATGTTTCAAGAATGGGAAAACAGAGGTGTTCATTTATGGAAAGTAAAATTAGCTAAAGTACCTTTAATTTTAGGTCAAGCAGAATATAGTTTTGCAACAGACTCAATTAATTTTCCAAGTGATATGAGTGAAATTTTAGAAGCATATTATAGAAACAATACTACAACAACTAATCCTGCTGATATTGCATTAACACAAATTAGTAGATCACAATATAATGCAACACCAAATAAATTAACACAAGGAACACCTTCTCAATTTTATGTAGAAAGAAAAATTAATCCAAGCATCTTTATATATGCAACACCAAGTTCTAGTGTATCAAGTACGACTACACCAAGTAGTCATCAATTTTGTTTTTATTATTTATCTAAAATAGAAAATCCAGGAGCATACACAAATGTTTCTGATGTCGTAAATAGATTTTATCCATGCATGATGTCAGGTCTTGCATATTATTTAAGTATGAAATTTTCTCCAGAAAGAACTTTAGATTTGGAAAGAGTTTATGAAAGTGAAATGTTAAGAGCTTTAGATGCAGACAATCAAGGTACGTCTACATTTATTTCTCCACAAACATTTTACGGAGATGGAGTAATGTCATAATGGGAGTTTTTGCAAGAGGTAAACAAGCATTAGCAATTTCCGATAGATCAGGATTAAGATTTCCATATACTGAAATGGTTAGAGAATGGAATGGATCTTTAGTTCATTACTCAGAGTATGAACCAAAGCAACCACAACTTGAACCAAAACCAGTAGGATCAGATCCACAAGCTTTACAAAATCCAAGAGTAGAAGAAGAAGCTACTTCACAATTAATTTTATTAAATAATAATCCTTTCGAAGTTGTAAATTATAGTGGTACAACTTATGTAAATGTTTATTCACTAGATCATCAAAGAGCAGCAGGAAGTAAAGTTAGATTAAGAGGACCAGCACAAGTAACAAGTGTTGGATCGGGTGGAGCAGATAAATTAAATTTACAAGCATTTGCTCCTATTAATGATATAGTAGGTGTAACAGATATAGATTCACTACATCAGATTCTTTAACTAATCCAATTAGTTATTTTTACTTTGCAAGTGCAGATACAGCAACTACAAGTGGTGTAAAAGGTGGAGGACAAAATTGTTCAGCAGGACCTGTAACATTGGAAGGAATATCAATCAGATATTAGATCTTACACAGAAGTATCATCAAACGTTTTAACAGATGCAATTTTAAATACTCAAATTAAAAATACAGAAAATGCAATTTTAAGAGCAGTGCCTACAGATCAAAATGCTCATTATGCGACATCTACTTTAATTACTGGAAATAGATATGTAACAATTCCACAAGATTTAAGATCTATAAATTATGTTCAACTTAAAGACACTGCAGGCAATCAATTTTTTTTAGAACAAAGAGATCCTAGTTTTATGGCAGAATATTATTCTACGCCTGGAACTGCAGCTGTAGATATTCCAAAATATTATGGTAATTGGGATGAAGAATTTTGGGTAGTAGCCCCTACTCCTAATCAAACATACGCTATAACATTAGCTTACAACAAAGAAGCACCGAGTATTACTGAAACAACTCCAGTAGATTATGCTACTTTAGGGACTTATCTGTCTAATAAATATCAGGATTTACTTTTGTATGGATGTCTGGTAGAAGCATTTGGATACTTGAAAGGTCCACAGGATATGTTACAATACTATCAATCGCAATATCAAAATGCGCTAACAACGTATGCAACTGAACAAATTGGTTACAGACGCAGAGACGAATATGAAGATGGCATGATTCGTCAACAATTAAAATCTAAACCGCCATCAAGTTACGGAACAAATTAATTAAGGAGAAAAAAATATGGCAAATGTAGTACCTTATGCTTTTAAACAAGGGATCCTAAAAGGACAGCATGATTTATCTGCTAACGATGCGTATTATCTAGCTTTGTTTACTAGTGCTGCACCTTTTGCAGTAACTGATTCTGTTTATACTTCGGCTGCTTCTAACCAAGTTGGTACAAGTGGAACTGGTTACACAACAGATGGTAAAACTTGTGGTCAAGGAGTAGTGGCACAAACAGGAGATTATACAACAGTAGATTTTACAACTGATCCTACATGGACAAGTTCTACAATCACAGCAAGAACTGGAGTTTTATATAAATATGTAAACCCAGGAGGAACAACAGCTAATCAATATCTAGTAGCAATTTTAGATTTTGGTGCTGATATTACTTCAACGTCTGGTGATTTTAAAGTTACTTTCCCAAGTGCAACTGCAGGAAGTCCTTCTGGATCTGGCGCTTTATTAAGTATAACTGGAAACCCGTAGGAATAGTTAATGGCATTAGTA